CAATCAGCAGTCGTCCGAGCAAGCATATCACCAGTGGTCACAGCAGTGAGTGACGTTGGTGCAGTGCTCGATAATACTGCATATGCACCTCTAAAGAATGGAGGTGATCCACTGTTATATGTGGGCTCAATTGGTCCGCTGGCGTTTCCATGATCATCCTCGATGTGAGCTGATTGATAAGTGAACTCACCCATTAATCGACCATTGTCTAAGGTGATGCTTAGAGACTCGAGCACACAACCAAAACAGTAAGTCCTAAAGCCAACGCCATCAACGCGAAAGCTCAAGCTATTCTCTCTAGTGCCTGTGGCGTTTTGTCTTGGTACATACCAAGTCTGAAGATGACGAATCACCTTTGAACCGGTGAACCCTGCACTAAATGCAGGTGAAAAGTTGACATTACCACCATTAGTATCATCAGTGATGGCTGAGTATTCAGCTCGTCCACTCAAGTCAGCGCCAATGATTGTGCCTACATCATCATTATTAGGTCCTGATGATGGAGTGTATGAGTTAACATCAACTGCTGTAACATTATCAGTTGATACACTTGGAATACGTGTTTTAAAGCCAGCGCCTAAAAGTAAGCCAAGATAATTAGCTGAGTAATCTGCTGAAGCTGTCCCAATGGTCGTGAGGTCTACGCGACACACGACTTGGCCTGTCCTATGACGAACTCTTGAGCCTCCGCTGAAGACTGTGTCTGGCTCAGGAGGGATTAAGAAGTTACCATCACGCGCATCATTGCGCTCACTGAAGACCGGCTCACCAAAGATGATAATAGGATCACGCTCACAAGGGATAGACGTATAAGATCCACTCTTATCAGGTAAGCCCGTTGATGGTGTTAGAGAGCCAAAAGAACTCTCTGATAGTACGCCTAAAGTTCTGTGTGTTACTGTCATTTATGACTCCAGATAAAGAAGTGTGAACGGTACTGACAACATGAAGCTTTGCTCATCAGTATCAATGGGACCATAGATGGGGGGGTCTGGTATCACTGAGAGTATACCCGTTGTAGCTAGAGAATAGTTAGGCCCTTTAAGCTTTAGCAGGATATACTCGGCATCCTCAGCAGCTAGGCGCTGAAGATAGAGAGTATCAGACTGAGGCACATCATAGCGCACGTCACATGATACCTGCACACGTCTACGACCTGACAAACCTGCAGCTCCATCATCTTCAGGGAAGGCCTCAAGAGAGAGTTGAAAGTATCTGGTACTATTAAAGCGCTGATCAAGTGGGCTGACAGCACCGTTGGCTCTATTGTGACACACAAAGCCATGATGAATATCAGTCTTTGGTGTGATGCTCATGATCTGATCTTCAAGAAAAGTCAGCGCTGAGTAGATACCTTGACTCATTTGGTTATCTTCTTTCTGACTTCAATCTCTACAGTCTTAATTAAGATCTCTATGTCTTTAGGACTTAAGCCTAGAAACTCTCTAGTCTCGTTTACTATGTAGCCATACTGAGCATGTTGATTAAGTCCTATAACAAAGCCTGTGGGTGTAGCGCCTTTTACTTCAAGACTGTTCATCATGTTTCCACTTAAAACTAGGTCAACCTCTGCGCTATCTGTTGAGCCTGGTGCATTACTACGCTCTCTCGATTTATGCTTATATTCTTTATATCCACCGGCATAATAAACACTCTCACCTGATGGTGAATCGACACCGCCTTTAGGCTTAAGTCTAGCGCCACGCTTGGCTATAAGTATGGGCTTTGTAGAGTACCCTTTAAACTTAACCCCATTAGCGTCAATGCCATTAGAAGTCCTGAGCTTGATAGATGCTAGCGTGTTCATGGCTAGACCCATAGAGTCTCTGGCTGTCCACAGTGATCTAGGTAATTTGATGTTCACCTTAGAAGGCATGATCAGTGCCTCATGCCTCTGGCTATTTTGAAGAATGAATCATTCTCACTCTTGGTGTATGTAGAGTATGACGCTCTAAAGTCTGTGGAGCTCCCACCCTCACGTCTTAGATTCTCCTCACCTGCATCCACAACGCCATCCCCATCGAGGTCGAGAGTGACAGATCTTAGAGCAAGGTCTAGCATCTCATGATATCGAGCTCTCATCTTATCAGCGCCGTCAAACTGCATATTCATCTCATAGATGTGAGCAGCTGCACAGTAGACATGGGCTCTCTTGAATGACTGCTGATTGAAGACCTCATCCTCTGTGATGCCATCAGCCACTACATGATCTCTGATGGCTAGTATCATCTCATCTAGTGATGCTCTGATCTGAGGGGCAAAGTCACTCTGACGACGTGGGACCATGTCAGCTAGATTAGCCATCGAGCCCACCAGTTCATCATGGTCAAGGCCAGTGTCAAAAGGTCGAGCAGTAACTTTAAGCAGTCCTGTCTCAACCCTCTTAGCACCTACAACATCGTCATAAGCTATGGTGTAGGGATACACTCCTGATGTACCTGTGTTAGCTGATCCAATATCAACATAGCTCATAGCAAAGTTTAGAGTTGCTGATGTGCTGAGGTCGATCTCTCTTGGTAGAGGCTCGGCTAATATAGCAGTCCCTGTTACTAGTCTCACGACCTTCACAGCATAGTATGTATCTGCTGATGTTTTCAGATATGCTCTGACTTCATCACGCTCTAGCGCTGATCCTATAGCACCACTAGTCGTGAGTGTACGTCGATCATTGGCCACTGCTGTGATCGTCACATCAGCTCTGCTTTGTGCAAAGATACCACTGAAGTCACCACCGGTGAACTTGACTGTAAGCGTTGGATTGTTTGTATATGGCCTTGGTGGGTCCCAGACAAAATGACAGTCTTGACTCTTGATTGTCTTCTTCATTTCTTACCACCTTTATTGGCGTTGCTGATGTCGTTACTAGTTGCTAGATCGAGATCAGCAGCTTGCACAAATGACTCCGTGACTGGTGACCATGAATGTCTGCAATTATACCCACCACAGCTAGTCTTAACAGCTAGGCCTTGACCGTTGCGTAGCTTGCTCATCTGCTTGTCATCGACCACTTTATTTATCAGCGCTTTGCAGAATGGTCGAGTCAGTCCATCTCTGGGACCGGTGTAGAGATAGTTAGTAAGCCCAACCTCATCAGCTATTCTAGCTGTGACAGTTCGCCCATACTGACTAATTCTAGTTTTAACCTCAGTGAGCTGTCTACCCTCTGAGCTCTCTAGTCTCTGGTTGAGATCACTCTTAACGATAGACAGAGGCACTTCAGTTGATAGAGCTAACAGTGCATCACGTGTAGCTCGCTTGAAGTCTGGGATGATCACGTCCTCAAATACTGCGCTAGCGCTTTGAGCTTGGATCAGGTCAAGTTGAGGAAGCGATTGAGGGTCATACTCTAAGCCGAGTACCTCAAAAGATTTCTCAACACTTGCTCTGATTTTATCAGACGATTCAATAAAGTCATCGATGGCTAGACCTAGGCCACCCCTTAGAATTAGATCCAAGAGTTGTTCATCATCAAAGCTTAATAAAAGCTCAGGCTCAGTCGATACAGACGCCATCTCGATAATGCTAACTAGGTCTTTTCGAGCTTTCGCGAGAGATGTTTTAAATGCTCGCTCGGCTTGAACTTCTGCTTTTAATTGATCTCGTCTTGAACGGACTAGTTGAGCCATAGGACCACGCTGACCTTTAACCTGTCTGGTTAGATCTGCAATAGCTTCCTCATCTGCATCAATCTCAGAGAGTTGATGATGGCTCAACATATCCATATTAACTCACGCTGTGCAGGCTGTGATGATTCGACCTAGTGTAGAATCAATGGCCTTAAATTGATGTACTTCTTCAGCGTAGACATAACGGCGTGTGGAGTCGAGACTGTCATACTGACCAGCCTGCATACCACCAAACTCAAGGTTAAGAGCACCAACGGGCATACCTTTGACATTACCGCTTTTTTGTACAATAGCGTCAGCACCTTTAAGAATGCCCATAAATAACGTCTTCTCTTCCCAGATAAAACTCTCTGAAGAAGTAGCTCCAGGGACTGCTGTGTCACGTCGCGCTTTACCAACGTGGATGTTAGGAATACCTAGGACATCACGAAGCACAGACACAACAGCATCATCATTAAGAATACGATCACCACCTGATGCAATGCCAGCTGATGAGCTTCCAACATAGCCTCTGACCTCTGGATTCTTAGCCAAAGTGCGGAAGACTTTGTATCCTAAGACTAAAGAGTCAGGCAAGATTCCATGCGCAGACTCAAAGACAGTGTTCTTAAGGTCATAAAGATCACTCAAGGGCGTTGCGCCAGCAGCGTCAAACTTACCTCCAAACTCATTAGTAGCATTGTCATTACCAAAGTTGCCAGTGCCAAAGAGCAGATCAGCAGCTCTCTTCTCTTTAGCCAGCTTCATAACACGTGCAACTTTTCGAGCAATTCGTGCTTCTTCACTGCCTGGATACTGACTATCAAGGATGTCTTCCATCGCGATACTATCAGCCGCTGCAAAGATCTTAGCTTTAAAAGTCTGTGAGGTACGATCAAAACCGCCAATAGTTGCACGTGATGCACCTGGTGCACGCTCGAGGTCAAGACCTGCGCCGGCTCCCATAAAGTTGCGTGACTCTTCAAGAAGAATAGTCCCTGAGCGCTCAGGTACTTTGATTGTCTCAAAAATATCATTGGCAATAAGTTGACTGTCACTAGGTACTGCCTCGACTACGAGACTAGTTAGGATCTGGTCAACAGGATGTAGATTACTATATGAACTCGCCATT